CATTTTAATCCTTTATTAACAACAAACCCTGCTGCCAACCATCCAAAAAATCCTAATATTCTACTAAAAATACCTTTTACAGGGGCAGTAACAGTCTGAAATACTTTACCAATACCTCCCCCTAATTTAGTATCTTTTTCACCACCACCTATTTTACCACCTTTCATAGTAGCAGTGGTCTTTCTAATATTCTTTATTTCATCTTCTTCTTGGGCAATTCTATAGGCAAAATCTAAAGCTAATTGTTTTTGTATTTCTTGGAGAATATTATTAGTTTCAACTAATGTCTGAGAAACTGGTGTACCTGAAGGTGTTAATATAGGATTATCAGTTGAACGACGACCAAAAATTGAAGAAGAAACTTTAGTTATCTTCGGTAAGAAAGATTTAGTTTTGAAAATCGACTTAAATGCCACTTTGTTGTTGTTGTTTTAAATTTTCTTCTTCAATATATTGCTGGAGAAGTGAAATGTAAATCTCTCTTTCCCACGGAATCATATTTTCTAACTCTGTTAAGCTGTATTTATGGTGCTGGATCAAGGCAAAGTTTGTTCTATAATAATTTTCCAAACTTTCATGAGCCAGAGCTAGTTGAAAAAAGATGCAAGGCCCTCAATTACAACTTCGCTTTCAACTTTAGTTTTAGGATTAGTTACCTTAAGAGTATGAGAAAGTTTAGGCATCGTGTCAAAAAATGACTCAACCTCCTTAAATTGTTTGGAGTTCATCTGCTCAACAAAATCCTTTAATTCTTTCTTAGTACATTCGGTAGCATCCCATGCTTCCTCTTCATTATATACCTGCTTAATGCATGACATAATTACATTTAATGACTCATCCACTTGACTTTTTTGAGCATCAATCTCAAAATTAGATTCAATAAACTGTGTTAATGATGGATATTGCATTTGCACTGACAAATTATCATCCAATTTTATAACATTAGAATGTTTAGGATCTTTCTGTACTTTAATTGAATCAATATCAATTTCAACAGGAACCTGTGTCTGCCCATCATCTGGACATGTTACATTAACCTCCACTGTTTCACCAACAGATTTGGCACGAACATTTAAGAACAAATATTCAATATCAAAAGTTGCTAATTTTTCAACTTTAATACCTCTCGACAAAATACAATTTCCAATAACAGTTTTAATTGCATTAGTAATTTGTTTCGTATCTTCTGATTCTAATGCCATGATTAGAATCTTCTCCTCTTTAACTAAAAAAGGTCTATATTTAATCTTTTTATTACTCGACGGTAATACCAACTCATAAGTCGGAGCAGATATTTGTGGTAAAGGCATAATTTTTAATACACTTCAGTAAGGTTATTT